ACAGCAGCCACGATATTCTTTTTAAAGACTAAAGGAAAGACAAGGGGATATACTGAAAAGTCTGAATTAGATATAACAAGTGATGGGAAGTCTATAACTGATATAAATATAAAAGTAATTGACACAGGTAACGATTGATACTACAAATGTATTTCACAAGGCTTATAGGTCTAGCACACGAATCACTTGTCTTCAGGGGGGGACAAGAAGTTCAAAGACCTATTCGCTTTGTCAATTATTTATAGTCAAAGCATTAAGGGAAACAGGCAAGGTATTTACTATATGTAGAAAAACATTACCTGCTCTTAAGGGAACTGCATATCGTGATGTGTTAGAATTATTAAAAGAACTAGGTTTATATTCAGAAGAATATCACAACAAATCAGAATTATCTTACAGCCTGAATGGAAATTTACTCGAATTTATTAGTGTAGACCAACCACAGAAGATTCGTGGACGTAAACGTAATTATTTATGGCTTAATGAAGCAAATGAGTTTACTTATGAAGATTACCAACAGCTCATATTACGAACAACAGAAAAGGTATATTTAGACTATAATCCATCAGACCCTTATTCTTGGATATATGAGAAGGTAATAACTAGAG